AAAATTTCTATCATCATAATAGCTTCCGCCACCACCTCCTCCGCCACCATAAGATGGTGTTGGGATTATTTCTTTAATGGGTTCAGGTTTAATATCTGGTTCTGGCAATGGAATTACTTTAATTGGCAATTCTATAACAGGCAATTCAATTGGAAGAGTTTTAATAGGAGGAGCTGGTGTTATTTGTATAGGAGCTTCTTTTACAGATACACCTTTCACATCTAACTTAACATCCTGCGGATTATAAACATTTCTAACTTTGGTATCATTTATTACTATATTGCCAACTAAATCTTTTATTTCCTTTTTAAGTTCGGTAATTTCAAATTCTTTTGGCAATACCTTTATAGTTATATTTCTTCTATTTAAAGTCTTTGTATTATAATCTATACAATTTCTTAAAATATTTTGAATTTCTGCAGTTAATCTACTAAATTCATATTGTTCACAATCTTCAAATCTAGTTATAGAAGGTTTTCCATAATTTGATTCTGAAATGGTATATTCTTTATTTGTTAACCAATATGTTACGCTTGTTTTAAAATCTAAAAATATTCTTTTTTTGAAAGAACTAAAATTAGATAATCCAAAATCTTTACGCAGAATAGATTCAAAGTCTTTACCAAATCTATTAACCATTAGCGATGTTATTGATTCTAAATAATTTGATTCAAATGAATCCAATGAATCTAATATATTTTTTTTATAATATTTAAAATCTTTACTTAAATTATTTATATTTGTAAATTCTTTATTGGTTATAGTATTAACGTTACTATTTTTTGTTTTTAATGGTAGTATTCTAATTTCTGTTCTTGATGGTGATATTTCGTGTACCCATACTTTTGTTAATTCATTATCACTACCCACTTTGTTTCTAACAAAATTAACATTAACTTTTAGAATTCCATTTGTAAATCCTAAATCATTTAGTAATTTTTCAATATCAATTGCTAATTCTTTTTGCCCACCTTTATTTGTAAGGCTATACATATAGTTTTTAATATCGCCTGTTTTAATATAAGCAACATTATTACCACTCTTTTGGGGTAATAAGTTATTATTAATATCATAAACCGATACTTCCATTACATCATATCTACAATCGCCAAAATCAGTATCTTCTATTTGATTTTGAGTTACAATAAATAAATCTTCAGTTTGCAAAAATTGTCCTGCATTTTCTGAATTATTATTTATATTATCTATATTTGTATATTTTTTAATACTCATAATTTATTAATATGAATCTGGGTGATATTTACCAAAACCGGCTTCGTATGTTTTATCTTTAGAAGTTCCATCTGAACGAGTTATTACTACTTTTAACGAACCATCTAAATAATCTTTAGAGTGGCTTTTTCCGTTAAACCATCCTCCCTTTTTACGAGAATCCAAATCACCAACCGCATCAAAGTTTAGAGTAAATTCCATATCTTTATTTTCTCCGGCTGCAACTGTAAAACTCTTTTGTGGTATTTTATAAAATTCTCTATTTTGTGGATTTTTGGGAGTCAATGTTACGGTTATTGGTTGTTTATCATTGTTAGTAATTGATAATGATTTACCATTTTTCCATTGATTGGCGCCCGTAGCACTAAATCTAGCAAATATTTTTGGTTTGTTTGAATCTTCATCGGGAGATATTTTAACAATTGCTACATCATTAACAACATCTGCTCCAGCTGCTTGGGCTTGGGCTTGTGTACCTTGTACAATCGCTTGTTGATTTTGAACTGCTCCTAATTGAGATTGTAAACCTTCTATAATTGAGTTCAATGAATCAATTTGTTTAATTAATGCCTGTATTTGTGCTTTAAACCCGGTATTTTGGGATTGTAACGATGCTCTAAGAATACCTTCCTCTACTGATTTTTGTAATGAATTTTGTATTTGTAAAGCAAAATCATCAATAGTTTGAACTAATGTATTTAGTTGATTAACTAATGCGTCATTCGTTTGCTCAATTGCTAATCTATTATTTATTTCAGATTGTACTTGTGATTCTAAATCTGATATGGTTGAGTTTAAATTAGATACTTCTACGTTTAAATCAGCTACTTGCTTTCTTAAATCTTCATTTTGAAGTACTTCCTCGTCATATAATGGCTTTGGAACTAAATTTAAATTTGGAATAGGTATATCAGGTCTAAGTTCTCTAACATTTACATCAATGGCTTTTAATAATTCAATTTCATCGTATTTTGGCTTAACCAATTCTTTAAATACTAAAGATGATGCAATATTATTTTCATTAACTACCGTAACACCATATTGATTTTTCGCAATAGCTTGAGAGCCAGATATAGATAATATTGATTCTAAATCTGATTTTCTTTTTTCATCTAATTTTTGTGCAATTGCTTCTAATGCTGTCATTTTATTCTATTTCAAAAATTAATTTATCATCTATGATAGTTGAAATACTATCTTCGATAATTTTAATTTTTAATTTATAAGTTCTATTAATTGGTAATGTGTTTAAACTAACATTAAAATAATTTGATGTTGAATCACAACTTATTTTTGTATATTCACCAAATGGATATATTACTTCACCCGTTTTATAATCTTCCAATTGATAGTATGATGTTATCGGCAAATATTTCGATTGGTCATATGCAAATGTTGTTCCAAACGATTTTAATGGATACGCATCTCTAGCGTTTATTCTAATTTTAATAGTTTCGTTTGCCGGATATTTATTCTTTAAGTTTGTAAGTACAACTTTATATCCATCTTCGGCAGAACCTGTTGTTGGTGCTAAACTTCCTGTATTACGAGAAAAATCGTTCCAAACTAATTCTAATTTTGGTTCATATATGGTATTAGTTTCTTTTGAAAAGAATTTCAGTACACCATAATCTAATCCGTTTGTTTCATTTTCTAATGTATGATGTACAATAAATCCATTGTTTGGTATAGACCCACTTAACCATTGGTTAACTATACCCGTTACATTCATTCTGATATCGGCTTCTTCATAATTATAAGATTGCGATGCCATAGATGCGGTGTACCAAGTACCACCACCACCATTTGAAATCGAACCCGTATCAGACCCACTTACATATGAATTTGGTATTGCTACATAATCCATCCATTTATCAGTTCCGTTTTTATAGTACCAACTAACCCCATCTGATGTTATATTATCAAATTTAGTGCCAGTTCCCATTGTCCAACTTTGAGAAACTGCATTAGCATGAATTACATACTCCAATGGAATTTCTTCTGCTTGAGATGATTTTAAATTTAAATAAACAATAGAGCCGGATGGTATTCCCATATTAGCTACATCGAATTTAATTATTGTTCTAGCTATATCTTTTGTAGACCCGTAATATAGTTTACCAACCTCTAATATCTCATCTCTACCTGCGTTTTGTTCGGGTTGTTGTAGGTAGATGCTGGCATCGTATGATGATGTGAATAATTTATGCATATTATAAAGCTCTTCCTTTTATGTCTTTGTTAGGATATTTTACTTCAAAGATACAAGGGTCTAAGGAAGGGTAGACAATCTTTCCTTGGGTCGCTTGTTCTATATTATATTTATTTGGAGAATAGTTTCCAGCATCGCCACATAAATTATGTATTTTGACAGATGGTACACTCATTACTCCATCTACGTTTGCCAATATTAATTCAATTTCAGAAATATTTATTGGTTTATTAAATGTCCAATTATCTATATTAAAATACTCTTGTATTTGCGATAAACAATTAGTAACTACTTCTCTTTTATTATAATTAGAATAACATATAACTTCAAAATCTAATCCTATATTTACAATGAATCCATCAATGAGATTAACTGCATCAGTCATCATTCGGTATTCTCCTAAATAGGTTTTAAGGTTTTGTTTAATAGCCTGATTTAATTGTGTTAATTTTTTATTAACATCGTATCCCAATACATACATATTGATTGCAAATGGATTATTAACTTCAGCTATTGATGTTTTCTTTTGTGTTAAGTATTTTACTAATTCGGTTTGTATTTCACTTTTAGTTTTACCTTGTAATCCTTCAACTACTCCTACAAATTCTGCTATATTATTTGGCGATGCTAATATAGATGATGGTGAGTTATTATCTACTTCCCCATCAGGCGAAACATACACTTTCGCAACACTACCATATCTTTCAGACATTGATAATGCTCTTACCATATAATCTTGTTTAGTTACTGCTCTATTTTGAGAACCAAACATTGCTAATGCGTTTTGTCTAATTTCTTCTATTGATTCTGCGCCTCTTCCTCCAACTGCAGCTTCTAAATTTTCAACTGCAACTGTTCCTTTTATAGTACTATAAAGATTAAGTGCCTCATCGGTACTAAATGATAATAAATCTTCTTCGAATTCAATTTTACGAATTGAAACTAAATCACCTTGATTTACATTAGATGCGATTCCGCCACCAACTAAATATTTTACAATTAAACTTGTATTAGTTGGAACTATACCGAATGTATTTGTTTTTAAAAAATTAGATGGGTCAATTCCTTGGTTTAGTCTGTTTATAGAATTTGCTAATCCCAATCCTACATTTTTTGTGTTTGGTAATATTTGTTCATCATTTAATCTAGTATCACCACTTCCAAATTGTAATGAAATAGTATTATCCGAATTAACTTTTGTAGAAAACCTATATGGTACTTTTTTTACTTCTAAAATATATGGAACTAAGCCTGAATTATTTAAATCCCCGCCATTTGCTTCAGTATTGGGTTGTTCTACGAATACGCTTTCTTGCCCTAAATATGGAACTTCATACCACTTTGTACCATTAGTAGATGTTACATTTGTTATTTGTATAATATTTGTATCATCTAAATTTGCAATAGGATATTCCTCATATGCACCAAATGAAATAGTAGTTTCTACTTCTCTTGCAGATATTGCTTTTGCTTTTTTACTAATTAAATATTGTAATGGTACACCATTTGCATCCCTTTCATATACATCAATTTCTCTATCCGTTTCATTTGCAAAATCAACTCCATCAGTTGTTATAAATGTTATAGAACTATTCGTAGATGATTCGATTTCCATTCCATCTTTTATTTTAAGATAATATGTTGAATCTGGCTCATAGTTAGGTGCTCCCTTCGCAGGAACTAATTGATATAATGTTATGGTTGTAATTGCAGGAGATGAAATTTTTGGTTTATATCCCATAGATTGTGCTAATGCTAAAACGTTTTTACGTTCGGTAGCATGTGCCAACATTGATTCTTTTAATTGAGTATCTTGATAGAACGCAAGCACATCTCCCAAAGCCGCAGCCTGTTCGATGAATATCATACCCGGAGATGCTTCATTAAAATCCGAATATACGTTTGGAAAATACGTTTTGGTATAATCAATAAGATTTTTTTTGAAAGAATCGAAATCCTTCCCTAAATAATTTAAAGTTCTTTTATTTCCAAAAGTTTTTTTAATAGGATTTATTGCCATTATTAATTATTTACAGTTATTTGTACTGATTCTGAAAGATTTGGATTTGAGATTAATGAAAATTTAATATCCAAAATTATTCTATTATTATCTATATCGTTTTCGTTATAATCAAATACAATAGTATCTATGTTTAGATATGATAACCAAATAGATACTGCTTCAACAATTGAGTTTTCTATATATGTTTCTATTGTATCACCATCCAATGGTTCAAATAATGCTCTCCATACATCACAACCATAATTGGGTTGCATCAATCGTTCTCCCTTTTTGGTTAATATTAAATTGATTAAGTTATCTTTAGCTTGAGATAGAGTAGTATAATTTACCGCAAAGATACCATTTGAATCAGAACTTCTATTTATTCCAATTCCCAATACCTTATAATTGTTATCAACTAAATCGGTTACATTTACTTTACCTAGCTCTATTGCCATTATTTAAATCTCTTTACTAATTCTGAATAATCTCTCGTTAATGCCTTTATAGTAGCATCTTGCAACCCATCGCCCGTTGATTCGAATTGAGGAGTATTTTGTGGTATATCTATATCTCTAAAATCCATAGTTTCCCACTCACTTTCATCAACCCTCAATTC